ATGGTGTGGGAAAGAAGCTTATAACATAAAGAAGGTGAGTAAAGACTAAGTAACTATATGAGTGAAGAAGAACTAAAAAAAGAAGGCTACACATACATTTGTCTGTTTTGTGGGAATAACAACTCAGCCTTAAAAGATGGGTTTATTAAATAAACTATATATGGACAAAAAACTGTTGCTTAAAAACAGTAAAAAAAAGATGAGTGAAACAACCATACGAAAACAAGTTAAAGCACTCCTTGCGTTGATACGAGATAACAAAAAGGCTATGGATCCACACCAGGCTTCTGATTATTTAGTACAACTTGCAGCATGGCATGCAGGAGTCACTGAGTATATTGCAAACATGGAGAAGAAATACAACGACTTATTTTTTGAGATACTGGATAAGGACAACGAGCTTTCATACAACAAAGCACAGGCAGAGGCAAAGACCAGTGACGCATACTATGAGATGAGAAAGGCACAGAACTTAGAGAAGAGCATGACCGAAGAGATCAGAGCATTAAAGCACTGGATACGAGTAAGAGAAAGGGAGTGGGAGAATACCAAATGAAATCATATAGACTTGATAACATATATGCATACCAAGGACATGAGTTTGTGTGTATCAAAGAAGGAAAGCAATCATGGTTTACATCAGAGCCTTCTACCGTGCAATGTAGACTATGCGGCCTTGAAGTAGAGCACTACTCAGGCAGACCACCAGGATACCCTCACGACTTACCTACGTGCACACAAGTGCTTGTAAGAAAGAAAGAAAAATGATGAACGAAAAACAAAGAAAACTCTTCATAAAAAAATATGGGAGAGAGAAGCTTAAATCCTTTCTTGCGATTTACCAAGATCCGTGTATAAAACAGAAACGTAAGTTTATGGCGCGGCGATGCAGTATGGCACGAAAGACTGTCTACAATTGGATACAAAAGTTGTTCAACGAATAAAACAAAGAAAACCCCTTGAAATGGGGATAAAGTACGATTATTACCCTTCCCCTTTTAGGACTTTTGGGCACATGTTAGCCAAAAGAGCCCTTTTTTTTACACACAAATTTGACAAATTGTCAATATACCGTATGATTAAAGAAAGGAAACAATTATGCTCAGAGGTGAAAACAACAAAAAACGAGAGAAGCAGGTGAGCGCAGCAGGCATTGACATACCAGCGCTTATGACACCAATACTACCCCAATACTTTGCTTTTCTAGAGAGACTCCTTACGAGTGATAGATACTCTCTTACGGATCATAAGTGGGCATGCGGGCAACTCACAAAAATAGTCAGTCGCATGACACCACAAACGGCAACCATTCAAGGAACGGGAGACAGTGGAGCGATAATTGTTCAATGGAAGACTAATGAAGACAGTAACAATTGATTACGCACCAAGAGATTACCAAACACTTGTACATGAAAGTATTGCTCGATATAAGGTCATTGTATTCCACAGGCAAGCGGGCAAGACCACAATGGCCATCAATGAATTACTCAAGCAGGCAACGATAAAACAAGGAACGTACTTTTACATCGCACCAACGTATCGCATGGCTAAGCAGATTGCATGGGATATGTTAAAGCACTACTTACCAAAAGAATTAACGACAAAGATTAATGAGTCTGAGTTACTGGTAGAGCTTGTTAATGGTTCAAAGATATACCTTAAAGGCGCAGACAACCCTGATAGTTTGAGAGGAGTTACCCTTACGGGGGTTATCTTAGATGAGTACGGCATGATGAAGAAGGAAGTATGGGACGCAATCATCAGACCAACAACCATAGTCAATCAAGCATGGGTACTCTTTATAGGAACACCGAACGGCAAGAATCATTTCTTTGAAAACTACAAGAGAGGTGAGAGGCAAGAAACAGATTGGTTTTCATGGAAACTCACGGTTGATGATACACAGATGATACCAACGGATGAGCTCAAACGGATTAAGAAAGAAACAACGCAAGAGTTTTTCAACCAAGAATACTTGTGCGAATTTCTAGAGGGAGCGGGCCAGATATTCAGACGTATAGAAGAGAACACAAAGGACACACTGAAAGACCCGATAGCAAAGCACCAATATGTACTGGGGGTAGACCTCGGTAAAGCTATGGATTTTACGGTCATTACAACCATGGATCGTATGACTCATGAGGTTGTATACATTGAACGCTTTAACAAGATCGACTGGGAGTTTCAAGCATCCCGTATAGAAGCAGTAGTCAGGAAGTACAACAATGCATATATGTGGATAGACTCAACCGGGAAGGGTGACCCAGTAGCAGACAACTTATCACGAAAGGGATTATCTGTTAGACGATTTGAATATACGAACGATAAGAAGAAACAACTTATAGAGAATCTGATACTCAAATTTGAATACGACAAGATAAAGATACCAAATGACCAGAACTTACGAGAAGAGCTCGAAGTATTTACCTACGAGGTATCGCCAAAAACACGCATGATCATGTACAACGCACCATCCGGATACCATGACGATTGTGTAAACTCCCTAGCCCTTGCGTGCTGGAAGTTAGGAGAGAAGCTAACACTCCCACGGCTATGGGGACCAACACTATCAGACCCGTCAGATGCATTTACTGAGATAGGAGTAGATACTGCGTACGTACCAGCAAGTAGTAAAACAGGATACTAAAAAACACACCATGAAAAAATTCCTTGGCGAACAAGAAGACAAACACATCAAATCATACTCTCCTAAAGTAAAAGAAGAGAAGGTCATTCAAAGCGTCATTAAAACGTATGAAGCGTACGAGGACAATTCTCAGGAATACCGTAGTGAGTTTGAAGACATATATAAAGCATGGAGATTATATCTTGATGGCTCCAGGTATCCGTGGAGATCAAAACTATTTATACCGGTAATTTTCTGGACGATTGAAACGATTGCACCACGTCTTCTCTCTGACTACCCTACATGGAAAGGTAAACCTGTTGGCCCTGAAGATGAGATCAAGGCAGACTTCGTTTCAAAGCTCTTAGACTTCCAGTGTAGGAATACTATGGATATGAGAAAGAAGCTTATACAAACAGCCAAGTCAATGCTTCTTTACGGTAAAGGGATAGGCAAGATTTATTGGAAGACAGAACAAAGAGAGTATTCTAAAAAGAAGAAGTTTTTAAAAGTATTCAAGTATCAAAAGAAACATAAAGAAGTTATCTACGATGATCCGGTATATGAGCCCTGTTCAGTGTTTGATGTATATGTTGATCCTAAAGTAAATGACATTAAAGATTCTCCGTGGGTTATCCATCGTTTTGAAATGGATGTAGACGAACTTAAAAAGAAAGATAAGATATATGACAATCTAGAGTACATAAAAGGCTCAAGTGAGTTTCTAGGGAAGAATGATGCAAACGCTTCTTCTTCTACCATTGATGCGGTTGACTTTAAAAGTTCAGGTGAAAGCGGCACAAAGAAAACTATTGTTCTTGAAGCATGGAGCAATGATCGTGTGGTTACGCTGGGTGATGCGGAAGGAAAAGCCGTGTTGCTTAGAGACATACCAAACGACCGAGGAGAAAAACCATTTGTTTCGGTAAGTTGTTTCGACTCACCCGAAGCGAACAGATTCTATACACCAGGGATAGGTAAGATTCTTTTAGACATACAAGCAGGCATTAATACCACCTCTAACCAGATGGTAGATAACATCAATCTTACGATTAATAGGATGTTTAAGATTAAGAGAGGGGCGAATATTGATAGACAGCAACTTATATCACGTCCAGGTGGTGCAATAGAGATGGATGAAATGGATGACTTACAAGAGCTACGGATGAATGATAGTACCGCACCTGCTAAATACTTAATGGATCAGTTTCTTTACTGGGCACAGAATACAACCGGTGCAACCGATATGATGAGAGGGCTTGAAGGAGGAGACACAGCAACACAAGCAAGCATCCAAGACAAGAATGCAAACAATAGAATGTCAATACTCCAAAACAATATGGAGGAATATGTTTCAGATGTTGGGCGTATGGTTTTAAGACTTGACCAACAAAATATACAAGACACACGAACACTTAGGATCTTTGATGAACAGGATAGACAAGATGTCTATGTAACATTTGAAGATGGTCAGGAATTAAATGGCGAGTTTGATATTGAAGTACTTGCAGACTCTACTCAAGCCACCGATAAGACAGTATTAAATAAACAACTCCTTGACTCAATCGAACTCTTCGGTAAGTCTCCGGAGTTTGGGTTAAAGCTGAATAACATTGCTAGGAGATGGTATGAGAATGCAGGATTTGATCGTATTGATGACATTGTTAAAACAGAAAACGAAGCTAACCAGAGTATGATGCAAGAACAAGCTGCACAAGGTCCCCAGCAAGGAATGCCACCGGAACAAGGTCCGCCACCTCAAGAACAAGGACCTGATATGGCAGCATTAGCAGACGAAGAGAACCAGCGTATGATGCAAGGTGAACAGTTACCACCAACGGAAGGTGCAACACCGGAGCATACAATGGTACATGAACAGTTTATGCAGCAACAAGGGGGTAATGAGCTTATAGATATGCACGCGGAAGGTGAGACACAGGCTATGGAAGCTATGATGGGAGAAGGACAGCAGCAACCACCACCACTCCCTATGCAAGGGCCACTACCTCAAGGATCAGGAAGTACACAGCGTGCAGGGGGGTTAAGCTATACCGATCAGGTTAAGTCAGCATACTCACCAATCAATCAAGTATGAACAAAGCAACACAAGAAATAGCAGACCGGATGAAGCAACAAGCAAGCATATCAGAGACGGTTATGTATATGGTAAGTATGGAAGGGTATGACCACTTAAAGACGTTTATTAAAGGGCATCAAGAAAGAGATATAGCCACGGTATTTAAAGCAGAGACGCTTGCAGATATGAACTACATCAAAGGACACAGGAAAGCACTGGACGAGATACTTGGTTGGATAGCTATGCATAAGAAGGTAGTTTCAGATCTGCCTAAAAATTTACAAGAGTTAGAAGATTAGCACCCTAAAAACTAAATACAATAGGACAGTAGCTGTATGATTTGAAAGTCTTTATGACTTCCAAAAAGAGTTTAATAAGCAAAGAACATTGTTTATGCGATGTTTGCAGCTACTGTCGTTCTCTTTTAGGAAGTCTTGAAGGCTGTTCTAGTCAAACAGCCGCTTATAAACCATCCTAAAGAGATAATCATGGACGATCTAAAAGCGACCGACAATCCTAGTGATGACTCAATGTTAGTAGCACCTGAAGCTGCACCCGCTACTGAACCTGAACAATCATCTGATACTGGGACCGGGGCCGAGGACACCAATGTAGCACCAGAGCCTTCCAGTGAGGAGCCTTCTCTAGAGACAGACGAGCGATTTAAAGACAACCCAAGTGAGGTCTATAAATCGTATCGTGAGCTTGAATCAAAGCAAGCCGAGTTAGCTAAAAGAGCGAAACTTGTTGAAAAGATAGCAGAGAAAGCTGATATGTCACCGGAAGATTTAGAGCAGTATATTAGTGGTCAGGAGAATTCAGCCTTCAGGCCGACACCTGTTGAGCAACATCCTTACCAGCCACAACAAACTCCTGCTGCGCTCCAGGATGTTCAGCAAAAACTTTCAACGCTTGAGCATGAAGTAGCCTCGCAGAAAGAAGCTCAAGAGATAGAGTCTCTTGTGCATGAACACCCGGAAGCAGCCCCTTTTGCTGAGAACATTAAAAAGATAGGACGGTACGAAACAGGTAAATCCCACAAGGATATATTTGAGTCGTACTACAAACCAGCAATTAAAACGGGTAAAAATGCTGCATACAAACGGTTAGATCAGAAGGAACGTACTCAAGTCGAATCAGCACAGTCTTCATCTGCTACGCCTATAGCAACGGAATTAAATGTGAACGACTTACAAGGAGCTCACAAAAACCCTGCTAAGCTTAAACAGATGCAAGATCACCTCATTAAAACGGGGATGCTGAGACCTGAGGACGTATAACTCTCTGTAAACTAACATGGCATCTACGACCTCTACAGAGGCGGAAGTACTTAAGTCCTATTGGATAGAAACCTATCTAAAAGAGCTCGAGTCAAATCTTGTCCTCTATAAACTGGGGAAAATGTCCAAACACCCCAAGAACACCGGTACACAGGTACACTGGCTATCAATCGCCAACCTATCTGCCGCTGCTGCACTTACTGAAGCAACAGACCCAACGTCTTACACGCTATCAGCAGGTGACATCACCGCAGGATTAACGCAGTTTGGTGCGTCAATCGAAATTAGTGACAAGCTTGAGGAAACAGCTATCAGTGGATATATGGCTGAACTCAAGAAGAAAGTCGTTAGAAACGCTCAAAAGACTATCGACAATGTCGGTATTCGTGATGCGATTCTATCAGGCGGCGGTCTTGCACAATATGCAGGAACAGCAGTAGCACGTAATTCTCTTGTACAAGATTCAGCATTCTATTTGACTGTTGATGAAGTAAGAGCCGCTACACGAACCCTTAAGAGAGCAGACGTACAACCACATACGAATGGTAACTACGTTTGTGTGCATCATGTTGACGCAACATATGATCTTATGGGCGACGCATCTTGGAAAGATTACATCAAGTACTTTGCGGGCGATCGTATCGTAAAAGGTCACATTGGTGATATGTATGGTGTTTCTTTCATAGAGACAGCCGATGCGTACCTTTCAGCAGATCTGGGATCAGCATCAGCAGACGTTTACCAATCATATGT